GCGAGGTATTGACCGGCGCGGCGCTGCAATTCGTGAAGGGCAAGGCGTACATGGTGGGGCTGGACGGCTTCAGGATGGCGGTGTGCGAGGGCGTGACAAACGTCATGGAGGACTTTGAGGCCATCATTCCCGGCAAGGCGCTGACGGACCTGGGGAAGCTGCTGGGCGAAGGCGGCGAGGACGACGTGATTTCGGTGGACATCGGCGGCGGGAAGCTGCGGGCCACGGTGGACGGGACGCACTTCTTCGCCACGCTCATCAAGGGCGAGTTCATCAACTGGCGGAACATCATGCCGAAGGCGGCGCAAACGAAGGTGACGCTGGACACGGCGAAGCTGCGCAGGGCGGTGGACCGGGCGGCCCTGATTGCCCGGCAGGGGCACAACAACCTGCTGGTGCTGCGGATTGATGGGGACCAGATGGCCGTGGAGGCGAAGAGCGAGGTCGGCGACGTGCATGAGACGGTGGACGTTGAGACCGAGGGCGCGGCGCTGGACATCGCGTTCAACGTGAAGTATCTGATCGATATGCTGAAGAACGCGGACGCCGGGGAGATCGAGATGCGGATGAACGGGGCGATTGCGCCGTGTACCGTGTGCGCGGCTGGCGGCGGGGATGTGACGTATATGGTGCTGCCGGTGAGGACGGGAACGACGCAGTAATTCAAAGGGGGACAGGTCCCCCTTCGAGACAACCCCCTGACAGATTTGCCTAAAACCGCGAGCGGTTTCCGGGCGGCAAATCTGCAAGGTATGAATCCCTTCGGGATTACATTCCGTCCCGGCGTACATGCCGCCGGGAACGGATTGAAAGCATAAGGGGCTGCGGCCCCTTAACAACCCCATGTGGGGACGGGAGCGACGCAAAAATGAGGAACGACAAGGCGAATTACGCTTATTTTCTGCGGAACGGGAATTGCCCGCGGTGCAGCGGGGCGCGGAAGGTGTTGCCCGGGCGGAAACTGTGCGCGGAGTGCAGCGACAGGATGCGGGAATACCAGCAGGGGCGCAGGGAGAAATGGAAGGCGGAGGGCCGGTGCCACCAGTGCGGCGCGGAGCTGACGGACGACCGATATGTGACCTGCGAAAAATGCCGGAACGAGCGCTGTAAAAAACGGCGCATGGACGCGAAGGCCAGGTGGCAGGCCCGAAAGGACAAGGGCATATGCGCTCAATGCGGTTTGCGAGCGGCGGAAGCCGGAAAGACCATGTGCAAGGCGTGCCTGAAGGCGCTGAAGGCGCGGGAGAAGCGCAACGATCCGGACAACGCGAAGAAATACGCCCGGCGGCAACAGCGGATTGACGCAGGCTTGTGCATCGACTGCGGCAGGAAAACGCAAAACGGGAAGCAGCGGTGCAACAGGTGCAGGAAGATGCGCAGGGAGAGCGAGCAGGCGTACAGGATTAAGAAGAAGATGGAGAGGGAGGCGCAGAAGCGTGGGTAAGGTGACGATACTGCCGGGGACGACCAGGGACCCGATTACAAAGATGGGCGAGATGGCCGGGGTGTGTTGGGGGGCTGACACCGGCGACGCGGAGAAGGATTACCGGCGTGGGCTGGACTGCATCGAGAGCGGGCACGGCAGGGTGATGGAGTTCGTGAACGTGGAGATGGTGCTGGACGGGTATTCGGCGCGGGTGATGCGGGAGTGGTACACGCATATCGGGGGAGCACCGACAAGGCTTCAGGCTTCGACAAGGTATATTGACTACGACCAGTTTGGCTGCGTTGTGCCAAAGAGTATCGTGGAAAATAAGGAGGCGTGGCTCCTGTATACCGCGACAATGCAGCAAATAGGCAGTGTGGTATATGGTTTAGAGCGCAAGGGCATTCCCCGCGAGGATGCCGCCATGCTGCTGCCGCTGGGGATGTGTACGCGGGTGGTGGACAAGAGGAATCTGCGCAACCTGGTGGACATGAGCAGGCAGCGGATGTGCAACCGGGCGTATTGGGAGTTCCGGGAACTGTTCGAGGACATCAGCAAGGCGCTGGAAGCGTACAGCGATGAATGGGCGTGGATCGTGAACACGCAGTTTTATCCCAAGTGCGAGGCGCTGGGATATTGCCCGGAAAAGCGCGGGTGCGGGCGGATGGCGAAAAAAGGCGTCGAGATGGGATAAAAGCGGGCAAAGCCGAGTGATATGGCCGCGTGGGAGGTATGACGATGGGAGACAGGATAATCAAATTCATAGAGCACTTCAGGGGCAGCGAATACACGTTCCTGTACGGATGCTGTTACTGGTTCGCCGTGATCCTGGCGGAACGGTTTCGGGACGATCACCCGGCCATCATGTATGAGCCGGTGCGGGGCCATTTCGTGACGCGCATCGGCGGCAGGTACTACGACGTGCGCGGGGACGTGACGGAGATGTACCAATACAAGCAGATGTATGCTATGGACAGACTGCGCGAAAGTGACAGCAGCTACTACAGGCACTTGATGCGGGATTGCAGAGACTTTGAAGCGGTGGGCGAATAAAGGCGGCACGGCAGGAAAAAGCGAGGGATGAGCGATGGGAAAGAGCAAATTCAGGCCAAAGACGCGGGTGCTTTCCGGCAGGGAGGCGCGGCGGTACGGGGAGCGCGAGCGGGAACGGGAGCAGCGGAGGGCGGACGCGGAGCGGTTCTGGCAATTGCCGCCGGAGGAGCGGGCGCGGCGGCTGGCGGACAGCGAACTGGCCCAGCGGATTCAGAAAAACGGGATTACGCTGGAGGACGTGAAGCGGGCGGAGGAAAAGAGTTACGCCCAGGGGATGCAGGTTGGGATTGAGAACACGATGAAGACCTGCTACGCGGCGATCTGCCTGGCGCTGAACGAGCTGCACGGGTTCGGGACCAAGCGGTGCAAGGAAGTGCTGAACGCGGTGGATGAGAAGGTCGTGATGACGCTGGTCAGCGACGACGCGATCCAGGAGGTTTTCGACCGGATGAAGCTGGTGATCCGGTTCAATGCGGGGCCGCTGGAAGAGCGGATAGAGGAAACAGAGGATTGATGGGAGGATATACGGATGAACGCAGCGATGGGAACGGTTATGGGCGAGTTGATTCAGATGAACGCGAAGATGGTGATGAGCGAAGCGGCGGTATTTATGGTGGAATTTGGTATGATTGTCGGAGCGGCAATGCTGATCGCGGCTTTCGTATGTTGGTGGGACGCAAAGAAGCGATGGTGGCTCTGGCTGGTGGTGGCGTTGCTGCTGGTGGGTATGGCGTTCTGGGGGAACAACATGCCGCGAATAAAGGAGATTCACGCCTGCGTGAACGGGCCGATCTCGTTGGAGCAGGTGAGCGCGGTGTATGACATCGTGAAGATCGACGGCAAGGAAATCGTGATGAGGGAGAGGTGAGAGCCATGTTGGAAGTGTTGAAGTTCATATTCGAGGATTTCTGGCATTTTCTTGGGTGCGCGGTGTTTTTGATGATCTTCGCGCTGTGGAAGCCGGTGGAGGTCAACATACTGAACGGATTCGTAGAGAGGGAGGACGAGGATGGGGAATAATGTCGAGCATCCGGATCATTACAACGTGGGTGGAATCGAGGTCATTGACGCCATCGAAGCGTGGGCGTTTGGTGAAGGATTCAACCGTGGGAACGCCATCAAGTACATCGCGCGGGCGGGGCGCAAGGACCCGCTGAAGGAAGTGGAGGACTTGAAGAAGGCACGACAGTACATAGACTTTGAGATCGCGCGGCTGGAAAGGCAGGGGGACGGGAATGCGGATTAAGCTGGACGAGGGCGCGTTTGAGCCGGTGCGGGCGCACAGCACGGACGCGGGGCTGGATTTGAGGGCCATGCGGGGCGGCCTTGTGCGGGCCGGGCAGGCGGCGACCTTTCACACGGGCGTGCATGTGGAGTTGCCGACGGGCACCGCGGGGGTGCTGCTGCCCAAGAGCGGGTTGATGACGAACCGGGACATCATCACCTTCGGGGTGGTGGACGAGAGCTACCGGGGCGAGGTGCTGGTGCACATGTTCAACCTGGGCGGCGAGGATTACAGCGTGCGGGCCGGGGACAAGATCAGCCAGATGCTGGTGGTGCCGGTGCGGTATGAGGCCGTGGAGATCGTGAATGAACTGAGCGACGGCGAGCGCGGAGACGCCGGGTTTGGAAGCACGGGGGCATGAACATGGGCATGACACAGACGGACCGGGTGCTGCGGCACCTTCAGGATTACGGGAGCATCACGCCCCATGAGGCGCTGGCCGAATATGGCATCATGCGGCTGGGGGCGCGGATATGGGACCTGAAGCGGCAGGGGCATGTGATTTTCACAGAAAGGGAGACGGGCGTGAACCGGTAGAGGATGATGAGGATGGGTGAGCATGACCTCCGATTGTCCCGCCACGGGGAGCGCAGGGCGCGGCAGCGGGTTGGGCTGCCGAAAAAGAGCGTGGAGCGCAACGCGCAGCGGGCGCTGACGGAGGGGATCGGGTATCGGGAGGCTTTCGGGGCGCTGCGGCGGTATATATCTTGGCTGTATGAACTGTATGACGGCAACGGGAACAATATTCGGATTTATGGGGACAAGGTGTGGGTGTTTCACGATGAGATTTTAATTACGGTGCTGAACGTGCCGGGGGAGCATCGGAAGGCGGCAAAGTGGCAGATGGAGAAGCGGAGGAATGAGCATGGATAACCGTATGATCGTGGTGTACGCAGCGAGCAGGAATCTTTATCCTGTATTGCCGATGGCTTACATGAGCCTGTTGAAGCACAACCCGCAGGCGGCGGTGGTCTGCCTGATCGAAGACGACGAGCTGCCCTATGAAGTGCCGGGGAATGTGGGGTTTGTGAACGTGTCGGGGCAGGAGTGGTTCGGGGAGGATTGCCCAAATATTCGTACCTCGTTCACGTATTTGAGTTTGATGCGGGTGTGCTACACGAAGCTGTTTCCGGGGTATGACAAGGTGATTCAGTTGGATGTGGATACGTGCGTGACGGACACATTGGAACCGATTTGGCGGATTGACTTCTCAGGCGGTGAATACTTTGCGGCAACGCCAGAATATCTGAGCCAGTGGAAGCCGTATGGAGATGATTACAGAAATGCCGGGGTGTGTGTGTTTAATCTCAAACAGATGCGCGAGGATAAGGCGGACGACAAACTGATTCATTTCCTGAACACCAACAAAGTGATGTACATCGACCAGGACGCCATCAACTGGCTGAACGCGGAGATGGGCGGGAAAAAGGCGTTGAATCTGGGAATCCGGTACAATGAGACGCCGTTCACGGGGGAGAGTTTGAGACCGGCGGTGGTGCATGCGGCCGGGACAAAGCTGTGGATGCACAATTTGGATGAACAGTACCGTGGGGACTATTGGAAGCCGTATGAAAAATACTGCCAGTGGCAAGCCTGCCGGGATGCCGGAATCAAGTGCTAATAAAAAAGGCCGGTAACTCACTGGCTACCGGCTTTCTTCCATCCGTTTGACGTA